GTTTCATTAATTGATCGAAGAATCTATCGAAACATACCAATATCAGAATTAGAAAATGATTTACTCTCAGATTCGGAGACCGATACATTCTTTAGCGAAACTGGAATTGAGATTGCCGTAGAACGACATTTTATCTGCAACAATCAATCTGAAGCAATATTTACTTTACCGCAAGCAAATACAGTTAATCAAGGATTTAACATCACATTCGATATGGTAAACGGCGGAAACATTATTTTTGAAGTAGCAAATACTACAACTGATGCAATTCGTTTCGGACCAAATCGTGTATTAGAAGTTAAGTTTATCGACATGTCTACTATATTATCGGATAGTCTTGGAGAAAAACAATTCTCAGATACCACATCTGGCATTACAGTAGAAAACAATGTATTGACTTTTAGTGGGCAACAAAACATCTATACAATGAAATTTGTCAGATTTAGCAATACTGAATACATGCTTACCCGATAACGAATAAATAGTAAAACCTTAACCAAAAAATCGTGGTTTTATAAATACAATGAAGGAGATATCTATGGAAAACATTCAAAAAGCAGTTCAGTCTGCATTAGATGCGAAACCAGTTGACTTTAAAGAGTACATCTATAATAGTATTCAGCAAAAGGTTGACGATACGCTATTTTTAAAAAGAATGCAAGTAGCAAATCAAATTTTTAACAATCATAGAGAAGAAGAACCGGAGGGTTCTGATCTTGCACCAGAAGAGGAAAATGTAGATGAAGACCTTTAAAAGTTTTCTTTTAGATACAATCGATGAGGTTGCCAAACCTAAAGCAGAAGGCGAAAAGAAATTTGCCGATGCACATAAGGTTGAGGTAACTGATCCAACAGACCAAGCAAACAATTCTGCTAAGGTTGTGACTAAGGCGCTTTCTGCAAAACACAAAGGCGATCCGGCACCAGTAAAAGAAGCAGACATGTCAAAGGGCGAAACTAAAATGGCTCACACCATTGGTAAGCACTTTGAGAAGAAAGGTGTTGGAGACAAGTCAAAAGGTGGTCCTTATGCAGTAGCAACTGCAATGGTACAAGATAAGCCTGAAGCGGCTAAGAAAGCATACGCTACAATCAAAGCAAAAGCAAAGAATGAAGAACACGAAATTCTTTTAACTTCATTGTATGACGATCTTAGCGAAAGCAACAAAGAGTTTCTTCTAAAAAAATTAGACGAAGACTACGATAAGTTGATTGAGTTTGCTCTCTCAGTAGTAGAGGAATAAAAAATGATTCTTAAGCCAACCGCTAATTTAATTGCAGTTACCAGCGCAAATGCTTGCGCGAATTCAACATTGGTTAGAATTCATACAAGTGCCGCAACAGTAGTTACAATTAACACATCAACTGGAAATTATGTTGGTTCATTTTCAATGCCAGCAGATACAGTAGAGATTGTTGAAAAATCACCTACCGACACCATTACATGTAGCGCATCTGCCAATTGCACTCCAGTTGCTTACAAACACTAAGGAGAGAGCAGATGAAACTCATTACAGAAATTAACGAAGAAATTAAATTCATCACCGAAGAAGGTGATGGCGGCAAGAAGAGCATGTACATTGAAGGCATCTTCATGCAAGCAGAAAAGCAAAACAAAAATGGCAGAATGTATCCAATGCCAGTCATGGAAAGAGAAGTCAATCGTTATGTCAATGAATATGTAAACAAAAATCGCGCATACGGCGAACTAGGTCATCCAGAAGGTCCAGGAATTAATCTTGAGAGAGTATCTCACATGATCAAAGAATTGCGCCGCGATGGAACAAACTTCATTGGCAAAGCAAAGATCATGGACACACCTTATGGTAATATTGTAAAAAACTTAATTAACGAAGGTGCTCAAGTCGGTGTTTCTACAAGAGGGCTTGGTTCTCTAGTAGAAAAGGGCGGAGTTAAAATTGTTCAAGATGATTTCTATCTTGCAACTGCGGCTGATATCGTTGCTGATCCTTCTGCACCTGATGCTTTTGTACAGGGCATCATGGAAAACAGAGAGTGGGTTTTCGTTGATGGTCGTTGGACTGAAAGAGATATTGAAGAATCAAAACAGACCATTCAAAAGACTAACATAAGAGATTTAGAAGAAGCAAAACTAAAACTCTTCAAAAATTTTATAAATAAACTATAAGTTTTTATAAATAGGTAAGCAACCTTAAATAAAAGGAGAAAGCATCATGACAGACGCAATCAAACAAGAACTAGATGAAAAAGAAATGCCTGCGGCACTTAAGGCATATCTAAAGAAAAAGAATGGCAAAGATAATGGTGACGAAGAAGAAGAAGATGATGAAGATGAGAAAGAAATGAAAGAGAAAAAACACGCAAAGATGAAAGAAGACATTGATGCAATTTTCTCTGGAGAAGACCTTTCTGAAGATTTCAAAAAGAATGCACAAGCAATTTTTGAAGCGGCAATCGAATCTCGCATTCAAGAAATTGACGAAGCACTTGAAGCACAATATGCACAAAAACTAGAAGAGCAAGTAGAGCAAATTACTGCTGGCATCGTTGACAAAGTTGACGAATATCTAGAGTATGTTGTTGCAGAGTGGGCAGAAGAAAATAAACTTGCAATTGAAAAGAACCTTAAAGCAGAAGTTGCCGAAGACTTCATGGTTGGTTTAAAGAATCTTTTCATTGAAAACTATATTGACATTCCAGAAGATAAAGTTGACCTAGTGGATGAAATGGTTACAAAACTAGAGCAGGCAGAGAAAGACCTTGATAAGAAACTTTCAGAGAATGCCGATCTAGTTGCAGAACTCAATGAGTATAAGAAAGACAAGATTGTAACTGATATTACAGAAAATCTTTCTGAAGTTCAAGTTGAGAAGTTGAAATCACTCGCAGAAAACATTGAATTTGTTTCAGAAGAAGACTACAAAGAAAAACTTACTCTCACAAAGAAAAAGTATTTCGAATCATCATCTAAAGACGATGAAGTGGTTGAAACAAAGAAAGATGCATTGAACGAGGAATCATCTACACTAGAAGAATCATATTCACCTTCAATGGAAAAGTATGTAAAGAATCTTTCTAGATTCGTGAAAAAATAAGAATTTATAAATACAACAGAGTTTATTAAATACTCAAAGGAGAAAACATATGTCAGAAGCATTAATGAAAAAATGGGCACCGGTGATCGATCATCCTGATCTTCCACAGGTTAAAGACGCCCACAAGAGATCCGTTCTAGCACAACTTCTTGAGAACCAAGAAATTGATGGACGCACAAACTCATCTGCTGGATATCGTGCACCAATGTCACTTCTTGCAGAAGATCAGCCAACAAACGCAATGGGTGGTTCTTCTTCCGTTGCAGGTGATGGTAACATTGATATTTACGATCCAGTTCTTATCAGCCTTGTTCGCCGTGCCGCTCCAAACCTAATTGCATATGATATCTGCGGCGTTCAGCCAATGACAGGTCCTACAGGACTTATCTTTGCAATGCGTTCACGCTACTCAGGAATGAATGGTACTGAAGCATTGTTTAACGAAGCCAACACAGGATTCTCTGGTGTTGCCGCTGATCAAACAGGTTCTACACCAGCACTTGCTAACGCATCTAACTATACAGTTCAAACTGGTCTTACAACTGCGGTTGCTGAAGGTCTTGGTGGTGGCGGTTCTAACGCAGACTTCAATGAAATGGCATTCAGCATCGAAAAGATTTCCGTTGTTGCTAAGAGCCGTGCATTGAAAGCAGAGTACTCAATGGAACTCGCACAAGACCTTAAAGCAGTTCACGGTCTTGACGCTGAACAAGAACTTGCTAACATTCTCTCTACAGAGATTCTTGCTGAGATCAACCGTGAAGTTGTTCGTCAGATCAATATCTCTGCTACAGTTGGCGCACAAGAAAATGTTGCAACTGCTGGTACATTCGACCTTGATGTTGACGCAAATGGTCGTTGGTCAGTTGAGAAGTTCAAGGGATTGATGTTCCAACTCGAAAGAGAATCCAATGCGATTGCAAAAGCAACTCGTAGAGGTAAAGGTAATGTCATGATCTGTTCTTCTGATGTTGCTTCAGCACTTCAGATGGCAGGTGTTCTTGACTATACTCCAGCACTTGCAAACAACCTCCAAGTTGATGACACAGGCAATACATTCGCTGGTGTTCTCAATGGTCGTATCAAAGTTTACATCGATCCTTACTTCGCCGCTTCATCTGGCGTACACTACGCAACCATCGGTTACAAGGGTACTTCAGCATTTGACGCAGGTATGTTCTACTGCCCATATGTTCCTCTTCAGATGGTTCGTGCAGTTGGTCAGGATTCATTCCAGCCAAGAATCGGTTTCAAGACTCGCTACGGCATGGTCGCAAACCCATTCGCAACAACGGCTGCTGATGGCGTAATTTCATTCTCTAACAAGAACATCTACTATCGTAGATTCGCTATCACCAACTTGATGTAATTGAAAGAGCCGACACAGATCGGACTTCAGAGAGGGCACTTCGGTGCCCTCTTTTTTTGTTTATAAATAATAGTAAACATATCGAGGAGTATTATGGCTACTTACAGTACTGAACCTACTAACAAAAGTTTTCTATCGAATAACAAGTTTGAATTTGTTATCAATAGATTACCCAATGTTCGTTTCTTCATTCAATCGATCAATCTACCATCTGTAGGTTTATTGAATACTCAAGTGCCTAACCCATATGTTACTGCACAGATTCCAGGCAATCAATTAACCTTTGAAGGTTTAACTGTCACATATATGATGGATGAAAGCATGGCAGGTTGGCAAGAAATTTACAATTGGATTACCAATCTAGGCAATCCACAAGGGCTCGACAAACTTGGTACACTCACAAAAGTACCAGGCAAAACAAATAGCGTAACCTCTGATGCAAGTCTATTGATCAAAACAAACGCAAACAATCCATCCATTCGCATTGAATTCAAAGATTTGTTTCCAAGCGAATTAGGTGGTGTTCAATTCTCTTCTACAGAAAGCCAAGACTTTCTCACCTCTACCATTTCCTTTCTCTACGATCATTATACTGTTACACGATTATAACTTGACATACTAAGTCTTTTCTGTTATTATGTTATTTAATTGGATCCATATGGAGAGGTGGTATGACTTTAGATCAACTGATGGAAGAATGGCGCAAAGATGCACCAGTAGATTCTACTGAACTTGCAATTGCATCACTTAAGATTCCAGAACTACATAGTAAGTATCTCAAATTTTACTTTGAAGAAAGACGCAAACTGAAAGGTTTTGAATTTCAGTCTAAAGATTTGTTTCTGAAAAAGTATGAATACTACAATGGTAAGTTATCTGAAGAGGAACTCAATGAACTTGGTTGGGAACCTTTTCTCAAAAGATTAATGAAGCATGAAATTGATATGTACTTAGAATCTGATAAAGATATCATTGAAAAGAACATGAAGATTGTCATGCAAAAAGAAAAGTTAGATTTTCTTGAAGAGGTGATCAAAAATCTCAATCAGAGAAACTTTCAAATCAAAAACGCAATTGAATGGAAGAAGTTTACACAAGGTGTCGCTTAGAATATCAAAAGTAAATGAAGTTTATGTCAGGGTTCATTGTGAAGCAGGTGAAGCAATGGAACTCTCAGAGTACTTTACCTTTTATGTACCAGGCTACAAATTCATGCCGGCATTTCGTAACAAAGTGTGGGATGGAAAGATTCGCCTTTTCGATAGACAAACAAATACAATTTATTCTGGTCTATTGCATTACATTGAAAAATTTTGCAAAGAGCGTGACTATGAACTTGATGTTGACTATGAATTAAGAACTGCTGAAAATTTCTCGCTTGCTGAAGCAGAAGAGTTTGTAAAGAAACTCAATCTGCCTTTTGAACCGAGAGACTATCAGATGAAAGCATTTGTTCACGCAATTCGTAATCAGCGTGGTCTGTTACTTTCACCAACTGCATCAGGCAAGTCACTCATTGCATATCTCATTGTGCGATACTTGAAATGCAAGACACTCATTATTGTACCAACAATCTCTTTGGTGTCACAGTTGTATAAAGACTTTAAAGACTATGGTTTTGATAGCGATACATTCTGTCACACTATCACAGGCGGTTCAGATAAAGTTACAAAGAAACCTATTGTAATTTCTACTTGGCAGAGTATTTACAAGTTACCTAAAGATTGGTTCTCACAATACGATCTTATCATTGGTGATGAAGCACACTTGTTTAAAGCACAGTCGCTTACAAAGATCATGACGAATCTTACAGACTGCGCTTATCGTTT